CCCGGCTGTCGTTAGGCAGCAGTGGAAGAATATGGTGGGTTGGCAGAGTGGTTTAATGCAGCGGTCTTGAAAACCGCCGAAGGTTAATAGCCTTCCCGGGGTTCGAATCCCTGACCCACCGCCACTAACCCTTATAAATCAAGGGTTTACAGGCAAAACCAAGCAAGACCTTCCATTAGACCTATCAACCGCAAAATGCTCAAAACATGAGCAAAATGGTCATATCTTGGTCAATAATTACAGGATTTTAATCCGCCCGCATGGATTGCCTAGCGGTCGCGCCACCTGCTTTAGTGGTGTGGCAGTCAGGAGAGACTGGCACTAATTAAATGAATATCTACCACTCATCTTTATCGCTGCCCTGAAGATACTCGAGCAGACTTATATCCAATTTCACTAATTTCTGATTTATCAGATCGGCTGATACTTGATCTTGAACCGGTATGGGCTGATTCTGATATGTCCCGTGGTACGCAACATAGTTAGTGTAGGTTGTGCGATACCTTCCCTCTTTCGCTTCAATGATAATCGTGAAGCGAACGGGAATATTGAGCATGCTCATTGGTGATATAGAAGTCGCCCCAGCCCCAATAATCTTTCCTGTGTCTCTGTTCGCCGACTCGATAACCGCTTTAGAATCCACGAAGGTTAACGCTAGCCACTCTTGGGACTTATCAAAGATTTCGCCAGAACTGAGATCTATGGAATGAACTCCCTGATGCTGGAGATCTGACGCGGGAACCGCAGCCATAGCTCCGCAGCCGCCCAAAACCAGCAAGGCGGCGAGAATAGTAACGCTAGGCATTTTCATTTAATTAGCTTCCTGCTTTTTTGGTTCGATTTGCGCAAAAGTTAGCAGAAACCATCAAATAATTCACTCAAGCTCACACCACGCTATAAAACCTTCACTAATCCACTGCGCATCATGGCCGGTATATTCGCATACGTGCCGCAACATCGGCCCACATCGGAATAGATCATCGAACGCCTGCCTTAACTCATGGTGAGCCACTGGAAACGAGGTCTTTCCTTTCCAATAAAGTTTTGCGTCTACTACCATTTGCATCAGTACAGCGCACCACAGGTTATATTCTGCTCTGCCTGCGTCATTGCCGTATTCGATGGGATCAAGGGGAAAGAGTGCCGCCGGAGAGCCTGCCACGTACCCCTCGGCGGCGATGTTGCGCTTCTGACCAGATGAGGTGCCAGTCATCAGCGCGAACTCTTACAACGTGTGCTTCAGGAAGACCATCGGCACAGCCTTACGCTCGATTGAGCGTGTCCAGTTCGTGGCATCGGCCAGCTCTGCAATAGTCGGGCTTTCGCCCACTACGGCAGTATCAGACCAACTAAAGCCAAGCGGATGCACCGCCAGGTTCACACGGCTGTGAAGTACCTGTTGACCACCACCGTTACCGGATGAAGGCAGGCTTTCTACTTCGGTGCCGTCTGCCACCCGTGGTGCGCCCATGGCATAGCCCACAGCACCAGCGCCAAATAGTACGCTTGTGTACGTGGTGCCGGTGCCGGTCACTTTCGGCATGGCCTCATCCATAACCACCGCCAGTCCTCGAAAGGTTGGCATGGTCAGACTGCCCTGGGAGTCCGGCACGAACTGGATCAGATCGTTTTTCAGTGCCAGCCGGTAGGTGTCCGGGTGCATTGCAATGGCGCTCAAGCTGTCCATCGCATCGCCCATGGTGCCAGCGGCATCAATGACAGCAGCGGCACTGAAAGCCGTGTCCGTTTCGCCGGTAATATCCAGGATCATATCGCCGGAATCGTTGGCCAGGTTACTGGCTTCAATGCCTTGCAGGGTTGATACCAGACGTTTCTGAACCTGCCGGTTCCAGTAGGCCACCACACGGTTCTGAATGCGCATCATGGCATCATCACCGGCAATCTCTGAGGCCAGGTTCATGGTTGACCAGGAGCCATGCAAAAAGGCTTTACGCACTTTTTGTTTGAAGCTGCCGATTTTGTTCGGGGTGGAAAAGTTGGTTGGGTCGTCGTTAACGATGTTTGCTTCATCGTCGGTCAGGTCTAGCCAGCCGGGGACGGTGAAAGCATGAGCACCAGCGGTTAGCTGATCGTTCATAACAGCGTTATTGACCAACACACCAGACTCAAACAGGGCGGTTCTCACCATGCTGTTCTGAATGATGTAGTCGGTAAACTTTGCGGGTTCGATAATGTCGGAAAGACGTACTACGGCCATAAGAATCACCATATTGCTGAAGGTTGATTCTCGGCAAACCACGGGTTTGTGAGAGTTGCGCCACGGGCGCGAAAGGGTCAGCCGCCGTACCGCCAGGGCACGGCTAACTAACTGATTATATTATACTCAACTGAGGCCAAAACGTCTAGTTTGCGCGGCCTCGGATTGATTGCCGGTCTTTGTTGCGTCCATATGCTTACCGGCACCAGCAGCGCCTCCCCCGGTAGCGCCTGAGCCTTTAATCATGGCCCTGATACTGGGTATCAACTTGTTCTCGGCAATACGATTAATGCCGTCCTGATCCAGCTTAACTGGAACCAGATCATTCTGGCCCGTGGCCTTGTTCGGGATCTCAAGTTGCAGGGGTTCGCCGGTTTCTCTCGATAACAGGGCATCACCTTCGCCAATGTCGTAATGGTGGGTGATTTCACGCAGTAGCGTATCAGCCATGTTCGGCATGGCGATTTCTTCAAGCATGTTCTGGCGAGGTAGATCCACGGTTACGCGGCGCAATTCTGCTTTGGCCTCGTCGCGCTCTTTCTGGGCCTGTTCCAGCTCTGCGGTTGCGGCCTCGCCGTCAGCCTTTGCCTTGCGTTTCTCGCCGACAATCTCATAGTTTTTGGCCTTCAGCTTTTCAATCTCGTCTTTCAGTTCTTCGATGTTGTCGTTCATGGTGTTACCTCACAATTTGAATTGAACATTGGGCATGGGTTGATAGCCGGTTAGGGCATACCGGCAAGCATCGGCGGCGTGATCTGCCGCCGTTGAATCGACATCTTCCGGTTTACGGGGATCTCTGGGCAGCGCGGGCACGGTCTGCCACCACACTTGGCAATTACGGGACACATACAGGCCAGGACGGTCTGGGCTTCCAGCATCAGCCAGCATACGGCGCATGATCTGCCAGCCAGAGAGCCGGGAGCCTTTATGTGCTTTGGTGAACGACACACCAGCCTTGCGGAACTCATCGCCGATGGTGCCGGACTGGGAGCCGTTGTTATTGAATATCGCATCATCCGCCACGCCTTTGGGAGAAGCGCGCCATTGCTTGCACATACTGAGAATGCGGTCTGCCTGATCCGGCACGGTTAGCCCTAAACCTTGATTCAAGTCGTCTGGGCTTGTGGTGGTTTCTTCATCCACCAGGACAACGGAGCCTTTCGGATAAAAGTAACCGTCTGGGCCTTCAGCGCCGGGCGACTGCGCACACAGATACGTGACAGAAGGCGCGGCACTGCCAAAGTCGTGAGCAAGATATATTTTCCAGCGGTCAGTGTCCCATTGATCCGGCAAGGGAAGCTCTGGCCATGGGTCTATTCTTACTCGCTGCTCGTCAATGACTGAGCTGAAGTAGGCACCACGCAGAACAGACCAGTCACCTTCCAGCCATGCACGGCCTAGTTCTGGATCTGTTGCGCAACTGGCCATCAGGTTTTTAGCGTAGCGGTCACGGTCGATGAACTCATTGTCCCGGTAGGTGCTGGCAATGGACACAAAATCAAAGCCGGTTGCCTCATCAATGTACGGTTGCCACGGCTCTTTCAGGGCGTACCGGCGCACCAGCCAGGCATGACCTACGCCACCAGGGTTGGCAATCAATATAAAACGTGTGGGGACGCCAGCAGGGGCGCGTAATGATGACCTGAGCCGGTCGGTTAGTGCTGGGCTGGCATACTGGCCTACCTCGTCCACGGCGATATGGGAGAACGACTTGCCCTGATACTTCTGGAAATCGTTTTCCCGTTCCAATTGGTCGAGTTGGATGGTAGCGCCGTTGGGCAAACTGAAGCGGTGCTTCTGGCCATCAAACCGGAGCTTATCGCCGTATACCTTGGTGAAGTAGGAGCGGAACTCTGCCTCAAGATCCTGAAGGCCGGGGAACGACTTACGCACCACCAGACAGCGGGCCTCGTCGCCATGCTGCTCACAATGACGCAGGAACAGGGCAGCGAGGGTAAACGTCTTGCCACCACCACGGCCACCACCTAGAAATAGATCAAAGGCTTCCGGCACTCCCATGGCCTGAGCCTGCCAGGGGCTTAACTGATCTGGGCGTTGTTCAGTTGCCACCGGTCAGCCGCTCCTGTTCGACTTGTACGGACTTCAGGTACTCGGCAGGATTAAGTGCTTGCGGTAAGTTGAAGACCACACTGACGCGCTCTGACGCGCCTTTAGGCTGCTTTTCCGTCATCCCGTGACGCACTGCCAGCAATGTCTGGGCTGCTTTGGTGTCACCCTCCATGGCACGGGCATACATAGCGCCTAAGAGCTGATCCCGCTCCACTGCCAGGGCGTTGTCCCATATCTCTTTGGATGGTTTGTGTTCTGCAATGACACGTCTGAGTTGATCCAGGGGCATACCTAGCGAAGTAGCAGCGGCGGATTCAGACAGAAGACCGTTTGCCGCCATAGACTCAAGATGGTTCTTCGCACCGGTAGGGAGCTTTTCAAAGGGTCTGGCCATGGTTACGCCTCGTTAAACCTTACGGAATGTAGGGTTATTGTCTCAAAAACTACGGCTAGTTGATAGGTCTAATGATACGTCTGAAGCAAAACAACTCTGAAACAACCGTGGTTAATGGCTGGGTGGTGGTTTAGTTAACCGCCATCATCGTTTTTAGGTGGTCTGCGGTGCATGTTGGGTTTAGGTTTTCGGGGTTATAACGTTTGCAGATAAGCGTTCAGGGACGGGCAGGGACGGCAGGGACGGATTGCCCTACATACTTCACTACTGAGAAAAAGTATTTTTATGTTCAGGGTCATACTGAAAAACAGATAATTCATTTCTCTCGTAATGCGATATGTTGAAACTGGCGTCCCTGCCGTCCCTGTGTGTCCCTTTTAGTTGGGGTAACTCCTGAAATCAATGGCTTTCGGGCACTTTACCCCGCTGATATACCGCACACCGTCCGACTTCTTGCGCTCGCAACCAAGCATCACCAGCCGATCACCAAACGACTTTTGCGCCAGACGTTTGTGGATGCCGTTCTCGTCTGCCCAATCCTTATAGGCATTGAACAGAGCTTGCGGCTTAATCCTGCTCTCTGGCTCAAACATGCATTCATCCTCAACAAACTGTGCCACCTGATCCGCTTCCAGTCGCCACTGTGAGCTGGCTTGCTTGCAGCTTTCCGGCATGGTGAAACCTACCTGCAAGGCATCGGCATACGCATCAAGGGCAAGGCTTAGGATTCCGGGCAGCTCTGCCATCAACTTGTCTTTCAGTTGCGGGTCACAGTTGCCCAGCTCCGGCTTGAACTTGTTGTTGAACTCCACCACCAGGGCGCGCCTGAATAATGCGTCGGAGAAGTCCCGCGTGTGTGGCATATGATTCGTACCAAACCAGCAGGTTGAAAAGGGACGCATCACAAACGGGTCTTTGAACTTGTGTTCAACCGTCGATGGTTCACCTGAAACAATCGCTTTTAGGCTGGCGTCATCAATAACCTCGCCTTGCTTGATCTCGGTCACGATGTTGGCCAGCTTGCCGTGGAGGTGAGCGCGCTTAAACGACTGATCAAACTGTGAGGGCTGTACCCCCGCCACATTTTCATGGCCCGCCAGAGCTTCCAGAACAGACAGCAGGACGCTCTTACCGTTGGCCCCTGTGCCTACCAGGATGATGAACTTTTCATGGCGGCAATGAGCCATCAGGGTATAGCCGATCATCTCCAGCAATGCCTGGGCCTTGTCGCCTGCATCGGGATCGCCTTTGAACACTTCGCCCATAAACTGAATGAAGCGTGGCGCTTGTGCCTTCGGGTCATACTCAACTGGAATCTGGGTTGTCCGGTAGTGTTCTCGGTTGTGGGGCATCAGTTGCCAATGGCCAGACTGTAAAACCAGCTCGCCATTCAACGTATTGACGCATTCAGACGGCCCAATATTAAAGGCATGATGGGGACGGAATATCTCGGTTCTGAATAGGTCGGCCACACTATCGACCAGACTCTTTTTAACGCCGTCCACGTTCTCGGCCAGGTGGTGCTGTACCCACTGCTTCACCGTTCTATCTTCCTGCTTCTGCCAGACTCCGGTGTCCCGCCACTGCCAGACGAACGTGTCAGCCGCCATGACGTTGTTATGGCCAATACCCTTAACCAGTGTGCGGGCCAGTTGCAGGTCATCATTGCCGCCATCATCGTCAGAACATGCGCGTTCGGTTTCCTCCATGACGCTGTAAGGCATCTTTGCCGCTGTTTTGATTGCCTCCCATATTCTTCGTTTCTTAGTTGGCGATAGAGCTGTGGTTTCTTTGACCAGCGCATCAACATCACCCGGGTCTGATTCCGGTGTCAGCTTTTTGGCATCTGCGAGGATTTCTGTAAATTCTCGCGGCGCGTAACCTTTGGCCCTTGCGCTGGAAATGGCATCATCCAGTTCCTTGCCGCGCAGCAGATCCGCGCGTTCCTTGCCTCGCTCCGCTTCCACACGGTCAGCCAGACCTATGAATAGGGTTCTTATGTCTTTGTCGTTCCAGCTTTTGGCCACGTAGTGACCGGCAATCTTGATCACGTTCGGGTGTACTTCGTCGCCTGAGCAAAGCAATTTCACCCAATCGTCATAGTCGCCCAAATCAAAATTACAGCCATCGCCGTTGGAGTCTTTTTCCCTTTGCTTGCCGCACTTCTGGCGCAACTGATCCAGGTCGTCCATCAGATCCAGCTCGTCCAGCGTATGACCTTCATCTGGGTCATCAAACGTATGGATCACGGTATAAGGTGCACCGGCTGGAACGCCGATAAAGTAGGATTGCGACAATGTGGCGCTCTCTGAGGCCAGCACACCGCCTAACATGCCGTTCAGGACTTCGATGTACCGTAACCGCTCGGCAGGGCTTGCAGGCGTTCCCAGCGGTGTCAGAACACGCCAGCGTGGACTCTCTGACGTTGCGGTAAAGGTTGGAGCAATCGCGGCTTTCAGATGGTGAGCCTCTAGCAATTCAACCGCCTGTTCCGGTGTCATTTCTTCGTTGTCGTAGTCGCCTTCAATGCCGGTGACTTCCAACACGTTGGCATTGTGACGCAAACAATGTTTGTCGGTGCGTAAATCACCAAACCGTGCCAGCTTAATCAGCTTGCAGTCATCTTTTACTATGGCCGCTGGCAAGTCTTGCAGCCATTGGCAGAACTCTGCCCAGCTCTGACACTTGTCGGCTTTTTTCGTACCGGACTTATTCAGCCATAGGGTGTAGGTCATTTTCTGACCAGTAGTGTTATAATTATCGTGCTGATTATCTTGTGTGCTCTGGCTGGAAACGGTCGGAGCATTTTTCATTTTGCCCCCTCACTTTTCAGCCTGAGCAGATCCGCCAGGGTCACGGCTTTGCATCCACTGACTTCATGTACAGGCAAAGAGCCGTTGCTGATTGCGTTGGTGATAACGTGCGCAGGTACGCCCACCTCATCAGCCGCTTGCGTCAGAACGATGTATTCAAGGCTGTTGCCGTGATTGCGGAAAGTTCCAGGAGTGCGTTTCATTTTGCAGCCTCCTGCTTAGCTTCCCATGCCTCAATTTCTGCAACGCGCCAGCGGGTGCAACGGGTGGAAAGTTTGATCGGCTTCGGGATTCGGCCTTGTCTTGCCCATTCCCAAGGGGTAACACGATGGACTGACCAACGTGCTGCAAGCTCGCGATCTGATAGAAGGGTCTTTGTTGCTGATTCGGTATTCATAAGGTAACCGCCTTATCTAATCTAACTGTTAACGACGGTTACATGATTATGGCTAACTGACTGTTATATAAGGGAATTTTTGGAATTCAATTTTTCCCCTCTTACCTTCGACTGCCGATAAGTGTTATGTCGGCAAACGGTAACTCGTCCTTAATTGCCTTCCATTGCTCCTTTATTTCTGGGCACCTGTTCCACAACTCAAAAAGCCAGCCCTCAACGCCGGTTTCGCGGTACTCTTTGCGGTAATACTGATCTAGGGTGCCAGCCTTCAGCTTCAGGTCAGGGAAGTTGTCGTGGTGCCACTGTGCGGCTTTGCTTCCGGCAGCTTCCTGGGTGTCGCCTGAATAAATCAGGTTCGCCATCAGTCTTAATGCTTGGTGCTTTGCGTTTTCAATGCGTAGCCTTTTTGCTGTTCCGGCTGGGAAGCCTTCAACTCTGGCGGTTGCCGCTTCTGCCAAAACCTTCACCACTGAGGGCGGCGGCACAAAATTGTATTGCTGGCAGGCCATGGCGATTAGGTCGGCACAATGCGGGTTCTTTTCTTTACGCCACATATACGCATATTGACGGCAAAGCGCGGCTATCTCGAAAGGCGCAATCATTTGAACCTCAAGTTGTACCAGTTGCGCCAGGTGCCGGTCTGGGTCGCTCTTGCTGCCTAGTTTTTGGTCAACGTCGCGATATGTAAAATCTGTGATGTTTTTATGAAATAGATACTGAGGGTCTGTCAGATCTAAAAACCGCATTTCAGGTTTTACTGGCTCTGGCTGTATGTCGTCATGGGCGAACTCGTCATATTCTTGTGTCATGCCGCACCTCCACCAATGTGAGAGATCTTGCCGCTGTCGTCTTTTTGGGCTTCGCCGTGATAGCAATACCGCTCCCAATCCGCCATCAGTAAACGGCGCTTGTCTAACAGCTCTGAGCGGGCGTAGGCGGCGCGTGTGGCGTCACTGTTGACATGCGCAAGCGCCAGTTCTGATACCTCGTCAAGGTAGGCTGTATGTTCCCGCGTCCAATCCTTGAAAGTGGAACGGAAGCCGTGAGACGTAACTGGTTGCTCCATCCGTTTGAGCAACGCCGTCAGAAAGTTATTTGAAGGGACGTCACCTTTCGGGCCTGGGAATACAAGTTGATCCGGCTTGCCTTGCTCAATGCCTTTGAGCAGATCAATAGCGGCATCAGTGAGCGGCACCTTGTGCTGCTTTTTGGTTTTCATGCGGTCGGCTGGCACCGTCCACACTTTTTTGTCTAAGTCGATTTCCTGCCAGGTAACGCCAGGCTTGCCGATACGCTTATCACCAATAACCTCGTTCGTCCGGCTGGCAGTGAGAATCAGGAACTCTAAAGCGCGGGCAGCGGTGCCGGTGCGCTTCTGCAATGCCTTCATAAAGTCTGGCATTTGCTCAACCGGCAGGGCGGTGAAGTGTGCCTTCTTCTTGATCTTTTCCGGTGAGGGATAAACCTCGTCTAAGTAGCCTTGCCACTTGGCCGGGTTTTCGGCTGATCGGTAGCCGTGAACAGCACACCAGCCCAATATGTTTTCCATACGGGCGCGAACACGGTTGGCTGTCTCCGTCTTTTCTTCCCAAATGGGATCTAACACGGCTTTGATATGGTGCAGGTCAATTTCACGCACTGGCACTTTGCCAATATGCGGAACGGCGTAGGTGGTCAGGCTGTTTGTCCATTGCTGTTCTTGCCGTGGGTTCTGGAACTCTTTGGACTTCATGGCGATGTACTTGCCCATAGCATCAGCAAACGTGATAGTGGCCATCTGTGCGGCTCTGAGGCCGCGTTTAACGGCCTTGCTATGCTCTACAGGATCAATGCCTTCCTTTATCTTGTCGCGCGTCTCTCGCGCCTTGTCACGGGCCTGAGACAACGTAACGTCAGGGAATCCACCCAATCCTATATTCCGGCGCTTGCCTGCTACCTGGGTGCGGTATATCCACGACTTTGCCCCGGACGGCTTCACCTGTAAAAGCAGGCCGGCGACACCACCAACTGGGTGCAGGGCATTGTACTCGTTACCCTCGGCGCTAATGCCATGGGTCAGCCGTTTGACCTCGGTGGCGCTTAACTCTCTGGATTTCTTCGGCATGGTGCAGACTCCGGTAAAGATGGTGGCGGTCGGTTTGGAATCCTAACCACCAATGATGCAGGCCTGAGTTCAGACGTATCATCAGACCTATCATTAAATATCTTATTGGAGACTACATTAGATTATTGGAGACTACAAACGAGAAGGTAAGTTATTGAAGGGCAAAAGAAAGTGTTTTGTAAGGTGCTGTTTTTATTGCTTTTTTTGTCGCTTTTGGTGGTCTGACCCACCGCCACTTTCTTCCCAAGCCTATATTCCCCCGATAAAAGATTCCTTTGGTCCATAATTGCGACCTATTCTATAAATACGTTTGAATTTCTGTCCTGGTTTTTTTATTTCTTCGGCTG